AAAACCGGCTGAGATAAAATCTAAAACTCCCGTGTTAGACACCTTTAGCAGAGATTTAACGAAAATGGCGGAAGAGGGTAAAATCGACCCTATCATTGGTAGAGAAAAAGAAATTGAAAGAGTTAGTCAAATTCTCGCGAGAAGAAAGAAGAACAATCCTATATTAATTGGTGAGCCAGGAGTTGGAAAATCCGCAATTGCTGAGGGGTTAGCTCTTAAAATAATTCAAAGACAAGTTTCAAGAATACTATTCAATAAGAGGATAGTAACATTGGATTTGGGTTCTATGGTAGCGGGTACAAAGTATCGTGGTCAGTTCGAAGAAAGGATTAAAGCAGTAATGCAAGAAGTTGAAAAAGAACCTAATATAATTCTTTTCATTGACGAAATTCACACAATTATTGGGGCTGGTGGATCCAGTGGATCATTAGATGCTTCTAATATGTTCAAACCAGCTTTAGCTAGAGGAGAAATACAAATAATTGGAGCCACTACACTTGATGAATATAGAAAACACATCGAAAAAGATGGAGCCTTAGAAAGAAGATTCCAAAAAGTGGTGGTTGAACCTGCGAGCCCTGAGGAAACACTTCAAATATTGAACAATATCAAGGATAAATATGAAGACCACCACAATGTAAACTACACAGATGAAGCTGTTAAAGCTTGTGTTGATTTAACTACTAGATTTATTACTGATAGATTTTTACCTGATAAAGCTTTAGATGCTTTAGATGAGGCCGGATCCCGAGTCAACATTTTTAATATAGTTGTTCCAAAAGAAATTACCGAAATAGAAAATAAAATTTCTGAAGTAAAGGATAAGAAAACAATAGTTGTTAGGAACCAAAGGTACGAGGAGGCTGCACAATTACGTGATGTAGAAAAACAACTACAACAAAATTTAGAAGAGTCTAGAAAAAAGTGGGAGGAAGACCAAAAGAACTCTAGAAAAACTGTAACAGAGGATAATGTAGCTGATGTGGTCAGTATGATGACAGGAATACCAATGAAGAAAGTATCTTTAAAGGAAAATGAGAAGTTATCTGCGATGTCTCCGATAATTATGTCAAAGGTTATAGGTCAGCCGGAAGCTGTTGAGAAAATAGTAAAATCCATTCAAAGAGGAAGGGTTGGTCTAAAAGACCCTAATAGACCTATAGGTTCATTCCTTTTCTTAGGACCGACTGGTGTTGGTAAATGTGTTACTAAGGATACTAAAATCACATTAAGAAGGAAGTCCACGGGAGAAATATATAACATCACAATCGAGGAATTACTCGAAAAAATCTCATAAAAATTAATTAAATAATATGGAACAAGAAAACGTAGAAGTTGAAAGAACATATGATCCACTTTGGGAAAGTTATCTTACAAAGTTGGAAGATTTGGAAATTGTCGAAAAAACAAAATGGATGAAGATTGTTGCGCCATTGATAGAACTACCCTTCGCAACGAAAAACTTTTTCCCTCTTTCTCAAAAGGAATTTTTTGAAAAGATGGAAAATGATATAGAGTTCAAAGAAAAATGGGGTCAATAGACCCCATTTTTACATTCTATCGATTGCATATTGCCGATTCTGTTCTATTCTACCGATGTAGTGTTGTGGGAGTCTACCACTTGACAACATTATTTCACAAGCATCCAATGAATCTTGGTAGTGACCTGACCAAAAACAAACAATTGCGTATTCATCAAGTAAAGCATAATTGTAAATCCAAGTTTCAGTAAATAGAGAATCTGTTGGCATTGGTATGTTGATTGCGTGTTTTCCTATGATGTATCCTTGATGGTGTAGCGCATGGATTCTACAGTAATAAACAACTCCGTAAAGAGCTTCTGCCCTATGTGGTAATAACTCATGAGCTCTCATATAGGTTTGAATTACTTCAGATTTAGGATATCCCAAGTCCCTCATAATATTGCCAGCATTGAACAGACTCACATATTGTTCTTCATTCCAATATCCTTGTTCTGCTCTTTTTAAATATGTTTCTAAAGCCATTTGTGGATTACCAGAATCTCTATATGATTGGGCGAGATAGAAAGTATATCTCGATTTCAACCAACTACCATCTTCTTCTTTTGATATAGCTTCTTTTAAAAGTTCTATATCTTGTAAAAATTTATTACTCCCTCTATTTCTATTACTATCTTGTATAGGAATATTGGTGAATCCATTTACAATTCCCCTAGATCCAGCATTGGTCATTTCTAAAAACTCATGAACAACTCCAACATATTTGTATTCTCTTTTGTTTGATGTTAATTGGGGTCTATTATATAGATGCCCACCAAGATTGGTTCGAACATCGTAAAAATCGTTAACTAACGATTGTTTAAATATTATTGAATCAAACCCTTCGTCATAAGACAAAGTTTCATCTGCGTCTATCATCAATGAGTAATCAATCCAATCTATTTCTCTCAACCTTTCAAGTGCGAAAGTCCTATTGTATGAAAAGTTTTGCCAAGGTTCGGAGATCACCTTGCCTGGTACATTATTGGATTCAATCCAATTATTAATAACATCTATTGTATTATCATCTGAACCGGTGTCTACTATTAGCACATAGTCAATTATTTGTTTTACTGAGTCTAAACATCTTTCGATGACATGGGATTCATTTTTTACAATTATACAAAATCCAATTTTTTTCAAAATGTAAATTTTTTATTTTTTATATCAAAATAAAAGTTTAAGTTTTTATATAATAAATTCGTTTTTAATATATATAATTAATGAAATATTTACTAACATTTGGTTTGTTTGAAAACGCTTCAAACGATGAGATCGAGGAGTACAAAGATTGGAGTGAAATGAATTATGATGACAAATTACAAATTCTTATACCACAATCAAGTCCAATTGTACCTACACCGAACAGGGCTATCGCTGCTATCAATAAAATATGTAATGCAGTGAAGACATATACTTCTAGGGTACCAGATAAAAAATGGCTTAGACCGACTTTGAATTCGGATGAGGGTGAAATAAAATTACCTATAAGAGTAGACTCAATATTTGGTTTGAGGGATAAACTAAGGTGGGCAGATTATTTGGATAATATAACGAATTCCGCTACTGAAATAAGGGGATTTTACTTCGAAGGATTTGTCGCAGGTTTATATGGGGGTGATAGAACTGAAAAGGGAAAGAGAGCGGATGTTATGATCGGTTCGAATGGTGTCTCGATAAAGACAACTACAGGTTCACCCACACTATGTAGTGGTAAAGAAATGACTAAAGCTTTTATTATTGATAGAGAAAGTGAGATATCAAAGACCTATCCGAGTTACAGAACACTCGATGATTTATTAACAGGACAAAATAAAAGTTTAACAGATATTTTCAAGGATCCCGTGTACAAACCTCTTAGGAGTGATGTTTGGGACAGCCTGTTTGTAGGGGTTTCCCATTTTATGATTTTCCATTTCAATGATAAAACATCAACTAGGAAAAATGATAATAATGTAAAAGTAAAAACAAAAATACCAGCGACTGAAATTTATCTTAATTTGTTCACAAGCAATGAATTGAGGAATTTAGTCGTAGAAGGTAAAGTTGAAATAGGTGCTCCGAGAAAAGATGATAAATTTGAATTGCGTATATCATCCGGTTTCAAAAAATATGGGAAAAAATATACAATTCGAATTCCAGAAATTTCAGAGACAGAGTTGGACAAACTTTGGAACAAAAATATCAGAGTTTGGGGTGGACTTGTTTTTGGTGATTTGATTACAAGAAGGATGAGGACTGACGTAATTGAAGATATAGAAAAGAATAAGGAAATAATTTCCCAAAATTTGAATAAGGTAGACACCCCAAATGAAGAACCAAAAGATTAATTATTTTTACCCTTCACTTCCCAATAATCTTCTGGTATTAAGTCTTTGTAGATATCTTCGAACATATCAATGAAATATTCTAATTCTGGCTTCAATATTTTTTCGAAAGTGTGCATGTAATGTTTGCCCTTACTAGTTCCAAACTCAACATTATTATCAAAGTCAGTTATTATATGAATATCAAAACTAGATTTGTGTATTTGA